ATAGATAGTCTTAAATCTGAGATAGATACTCTCAAAGGACTTTTAAATGAATTAATTCAAAAAAATTCATAGTATATCAATATATAAATAAACTATAGATCATATTATTTCATGCATAGATGGCAGTATATGTTAGTAATCTGACAATTAACACTGGTGCTACGTTTTCACAAACATTTTCTCTCGAAAATATCACATCAAACTCTGCATTAGACCTTAATGGTTTCAGTGCATCATCACAGATGAGAAAACATGCAGGAAGCACTAATGTTGCAGCAACCTTTACAGCGTCAATTCAAAACGCAGATAATGGTCTGGTGCAAGTTGGTTTATCTAGCGTAACCACTGCAACATTAAAACCCGGAAGATATGTTTATGACGTTATCGTTTCCGATAGTGTTGGTGAGGTAACAAGAGTTGTTGAAGGATCTGTTTTAGTAAGGCAAGGAGTGACCCGTTAATGGCAAACATTAGAGTCCGTGTTGGGCAACAAAATGCAACCAAAGTCGTATCCTCATTAGCAGGAAACGTAAGTGGTTCTCTGGCAGGTCTTAGTGATACGGAAGTCAATAACCCACAAAATGGAATGGTCTTAGTTTACAACTCAACAACTGCAAAATTTGAAGCAACTTTAACATTAACACCCGGAACGTCACAAAATTTGGATATCAATGGAGGTAACTTTTAGAAATGGCTAGTATTATACGAGTAAAAAGATCTACGGGTACAACAGCTCCCGGAAGTCTTCAGTTCGGTGAACTTGGTTTAACGATCGGTGCCGGTACTCAGGCAAATAAAGGAGAGAGACTCTTTGTTGGTGATAACGCAGGTAACGTAGATGTTGTCGGTGGTCGTTATTTTACCGACTTGATGGTTCATGCACCGGGAACAGTTGCTTCAGTGACAAACCCAACAACTGCCTCAAACGGATTTGTTGCAATATTAGATCAAAGTAGAAAAGTTGATCAATGGAATGTAGATAATTTAACTTTAGATGGAAATACATTTTCTTCCACAAATACAAATGGTGATATAAACATAGATCCAAACGGAACAGGAGAGATTGTCATACCTGATGACACCTTCTTAACTTTTGGTACAGGTAAAGATTCAAAAATTGAATATGATGAGAATGGCACAGACCAACTAACTTTTACTGGTGCTGACGTTAGAATAAATGTCACAACTCAGTCAAACAGTAAAGACACAGGTGCTTTGATTGTTGAGGGTGGTGTTGGAATTGAGAAAAACTTAAATGTTGGTGGAAATATTAATGTCACAGGTATTGTAACCTTTAATGATCATCTTAAACTTCCAGATAGTAAAGAAATCCGCTTGGGTGATGATAATGATCTAAAACTGGTTCATAATGGTACAGACAGTGTTATATCAAATACAACAAATGATTTAAATATCACTAACACAGGTGATGATATTAATATCACAGCAGCTGATGATTTTGTCGTTAAGGTTCAAGGTAGTGAAAATGCAATCACTGCTATCGGAGATGGTGCTGTTAGTCTATTCTTTGATAATGCAGCTAAAATCGCGACTCGTATAGACGGTGTTGAGGTAACTGGAACAACTGACACAGATAACTTAGTTGTATCAGGAGTTGCAACAGTTGCATCAGCAAAGATTTCTGATTTAACAAACAATCGTATAGTTATTGTTGGCACAGACGGTGAACTTGAAGATGATGCTAATTTAACTTTTGATGGATCTAATCTTTCTGTTGTTGGTGTAATTACTCATGTTGGTAAGATGGCCAACACAGGTGGTATTGAAATTGATAGCGTTGGTATTTCATCCAATAAAATTGAAACAAGGCCAGGTTGTGGAGATCAGTTATTTATTGATCCATTTCCAAGTGGTGGTAGTAATGAAGGAACCGTAATCATCAAGGGTGACTTGCAGGTTGATGGAACAACAACCACAGTTAACTCAACAACTGCGACTGTAAATGATCCAATCATGCGTGTTGGTGATGTAACAAGCATCAGAACCGTGATGACAACTGTAGCAAGTGGTGCAAATACAATTGTCATAGATTCAGTTACAGGATTACAAACTGATGATATTGTTGCAGGAACAGGAATTCCCGGTAATACAACAATTAGTTCAATAAACACAGGAACTAAAACTATTACCATCAGTAATAATACAACTGCAGGAATAGGCACAGCATCGCAGTTAACAATTACTCATGCAAAAGATACAAATACTGATCGTGGTATTTCGTTCAACTACAATACAAGTTCTGGAACAGCTAATAACAAACTTGGTTTCTTCGGAATGGATGATAGTCAGGTTGGTGCAAACGGTTCTAGAGTATGGACATATGTACCAGAGGCAACGAATACTGCTGAAGTAATTTCAGGAACAAAGGGTTATCTTGATATTAAAGGTATCTACTATCAGTCAGGTGATTTCTCAACACACGGTGTTGCATACTTTGATAGCACAGGTTTACAGAACTCAACAACTGCACCAAGTGCTGCAACATTCACCTCCACACAACTACTCACAGCGGTTACAGAGATTGCGATTACATTAGGTAGTGCCCAATCAGTAACTGCTGGTGATTTAGTCACACAAGCAGGTGGTGGATCACAGCAGGGTGTTGTTAAAACAACATCAAACTCAACCACAGTTACATTAATTGGTGTGACTGGAACATTTAATACTTCTGCTGATTTAATATTAAATGGAACTGGCACTGGTAAAACACCTACCAATGTCTCAACTACATACACTAGCAAACCCATGTGGACAACTACGATCGACGGGGGTACGTTCTAGCCTTAAAACCATGAATACACAAAATAATGACGTTGATGTAAACACTTTGATTAAAATCTATAATCAAAAAATTTCAACATTAACAAACCAAAATATTCTTTTGGAAGCGAAATTGACAACTGTAATGACAGACTTTAATGATGAGAAAACTCAATTAGCAGCACAAGCACTTGAGTGGCAAACTAAGTATGAAAATCTAGCAGCTGAGGTAGAAGCAGAATAATGGCAAAACCATCCACCAGACAAGGATTAATCGATTATGCACTTAGGAAACTAGGTGCTCCTGTGCTGGAAATTAATATCGATGATGATCAGATTGATGATTTGGTGGATGATGCTTTACAATTATTCAATGAAAGATGCTTTGATGGTGTCGAAAGAATGTATTTGAAGTATAAATTTACTCAAAACGATATTGATAGAGGAAAGGCACATAATCAAACTGGATCTACAAATACTGTAGGTTTGGCAGCAACCACAGGAACTTCTACAAATATCATTGGATATGGTACAACAACTTCTCAATTTGTTGAAACTAGCAATTTTATTCAAGTTCCAGATAGTGTGATTGGTATTGAGAAAATTTTTAAATTTGATACCAGTTCAATATCAGGTGGAATGTTTAGTATCAAGTATCAGTTATTTTTAAATGACTTATACTATTTTAATTCGGTTGAATTATTACAATACTCAATGGTCAAGAGTTACTTAGAAGATATTGACTTCTTACTAACTCCTGAAAGACAAATAAGATTTAATAAGAAACAAAATCGTTTATATATTGACATGGATTTTAATTCCATGAGCACTGATGATTATATTGTTATTGATTGTTTCCGTGCGTTGAATCCTGATGATTTTACAAAAGTGTACAATGACCCATTTGTTAAAATGTATCTTGTGGCTTTAATGAAAAGACAATGGGGACAAAATTTAATTAAATTTAGAGGAGTCAAACTTCCCGGTGGATTAGAATTAAATGGAAGAGAAATATACGAAGACGGTGAGAAGGAATTAGAATCAATTAAACAAAAGATGCAACTCGAATACGAGTTACCTCCATTTGACTTTATCGGGTAGGATGTATGGCACTCAATCCCTTTTTTCTGCAAGGATCTCCCGGTGAACAGAGACTTATACAGGATCTCATAAATGAGCAACTGCAAATTTATGGGGTTGAAGTAACTTATATCCCCAGAAAATTTGTTAATAGATCAACAATTATTGAGGAAGTGCAGTCATCTAAATTTGATGATAACTTCTTACTTGAAGCTTATGTTAACACATATGAGGGATACTCTGGTGCTGGTGATATAATGACTAAGTTTGGTGTGAGTTTGAGAGATGAAGTTACTCTTACCATATCAAAAGAGAGATTTGAAGATTTTATATCACCATTTTTAAATATTGATGCCTATGAAATAGCAACTCGTCCAAGAGAGGGTGATTTAATATTTTTTCCATTAGGTCAAAGATTATTTGAAGTAAAATTTGTAGAACATGAGCAACCTTTTTATCAACTAGGTAAAAATTATGTTTATCAACTTCAATGTGAATTATTTGAATACGAAGATGAAATTATTGATACTGGTGTAGATGAAATTGATACAGAAGTAGAAGAGGATGGATTTATCACCACACTCAATCTTGTTGGATCTGGTGAGACTGCATCAGCAAGTGCTGTGATTAGAACAGGATATATAAGAACTCTTACTCTACTTAATGATGGAAGTGGTTATACATCAACTCCAACTGTTTCAATATCCACATCAAGAGACCCTGCTGGTGTTAATGCTTCTGCTGTTGCTATCACTACATCAGTTGGTGGAGTATTCTCAATTAAGGAATTAATTTTGACAAATGCAGGTGCTGCATATAGTGTTGCTCCTAGTATAAGAATACTAGGTGGCGGTGGAAGTGGAGCCATAGCAACTTGCGGAATAGAAACAGTACAAAAAGGTGTCATATCATATACTGTTACTGGAAATGGTAGTGGTTATACTGTTCCACCCACAATTACAGTTGCAAGTCCCGGAACTGGAACAACTGCGATCCCTGTATCTGTTATTGACTCGTCAAATACCACATTACAAACTGTTCGTGCTGGAAATCCCGGTATTGGATATACTGTTGTACCAACAGTTACTGTTGCTAATCCAAATATAATTACAGGTCGTGGTAATTTTGAATATAATGACTTAGTTGTTGGTCAGACATCTAACACTGAAGCTAGAGTCAGATCTTGGGATTTAGATACTAAGATTCTTAAAGTTACAAATGTTGGTATTGGATCAACTGTAAGTGGATTCATACCGGGTGAAGAGGTCAGAGTTCAAACTGGAATTGGTGTTACAGGATTAAAAATACATAAGACAACATTTGTTGCAGGATTTACTACAACCAATGTATTTGTAAGTGCTGGAACAACTAACATATTTGTTGGATCTGCAAATACATCTAAATTCAATATCGGTGATGATATAGAGCCAATTGATCATGTAATCGGTGCAGGTGTAACTGTTCATTCAGTATCTGGAACAGGTGGAACTTTACGAATTAGTGAACCAACTCTTAATACTTCCTCCAAACAAGATTTAACTTTATCAATCGGAAGCACAGAATTTGTTGCATATAATATAAGTCAATATGATAATCGTGATATATATGATGACTTTAGCAGTAATGATGAGTTTGAAACTGAGGCAGATGATATCATTGATTTCGCTGAAACTAATCCATTTGGTACATACTAATGTTAGGCACTTATTTTTATCACGAAATTTTAAGAAAGACGGTGATATCGTTTGGAACATTGTTCAATGATATTCATATCCGTCATAAAGATAATACTGGTAAATCTATCAGCGATATGAAAGTTGCATTGGCATATGGCCCAATGCAGAAATTTTTAGCAAGAATTGAACAACAACCTGATCTAAATCGTGCAACTCAAATTACATTACCACGTATGTCTTTTGAGATGACGAATATTGCTTATGATGCAACAAGAAAATCTACAATCACACAAACATTCAAAGCATCTGATGGATCTAATTTAAGAAAAGTTTTCATGCCAGTCCCCTACAATATTGGTTTTGAATTAAATATCTTAGTCAAACTAAATGATGATGCACTTCAAATTATTGAACAGATACTTCCATTTTTTCAACCAGCATTTAATCTCACAGTAGATTTGGTCAGTGTGATTGGAGAAAAGAGAGATATAAGCGTTGTATTAGATAATATATCATTCCAAGATGATTATGAGGGAGATTTTGCAACAAGAAGGGCATTAATTTACACACTGAATTTTACTGCCAAGACTTACTTGTTTGGCCCTGTTGCAGATACACCAGAAGGACTTATCAAGAAAGTTCAGTTGGATTACCATACTAATATGGATCGTGAAAATGCCAGAAGAGAACTTCGTTATGTTGCTACTCCTCAAGCAAGAAAAGATTATGATAATGATAACACAGCAACATTAACATTTAATATTTCAAAAAATGAGGTAAGAGTGACTATCAACGATACGTCTGGATTTGCAGTTGGTGATCGTATTGTGATTGATAGTGAAATAATGCAAATAAAAGAAAAACCTGATGCAACAACTTTAGTTGTGAAACGTGGATTTAGTAGCACGATAAAAGCAGAACATCTTGAAAATTCAAAAGTAAATAAATTAACTACAGCAGATGATAATCTTATAGATATTGGTGATGACTTTGGATTCAACGAAACATCTAGTATCTTTACAGATTCGTTACAGTATAATCCTGCAACAAGGACAGACTCATGATGAACACTAATTTTAACGAAATTGGAAAATCTTTAAATGTAGAAACCTCTATCGTTAAACCTGAAGTAAAAAATGAATTACCTAATGTAGTTTTAAAAAAAGATGATGTAGATAAAGATTACAAATATACAAGAGGACAATTATATTCACTTATAGAAAAGGGGCAAGAAGCAATAAATGGAATTATGGAAGTCGCAGGTGAAAGTGCGAGTCCAAGAGCATACGAAGTAGCAGGCCAGTTAATAAAATCAGTTGCAGATACAACAGATAAATTAATGGATTTACAGAAAAAAGTAAAAGAAGTAGATGAAGAAAAATCTAAAACACAAAATACAGTAACAAATAATGCTTTGTTCGTGGGTTCAACTAGTGAATTATCAAAACTACTAAAACAAGGTATTCTAAATAATAATGAGTCAAAAAGCACTGAAT